GACGTAGCCTCTTGCGGGAGATACCTAACGGAAAGTGAGCGAGATAACTTAAACCCTTATCTTTAACTTCCAAATAGGAGACCCGATCAAATGGCTAATGAAGGCATTACCGATCCATCACGGTTTGACAATAATCAGGCTGGCAGTGGATTCAACGACCTCTTCCTGAAACAATTTACAGGAGAGATCTTAACTACGTTCGACGAGAAGAATGTTTTCCGTGAACTACACACTACCCGTACCATCTCAAGCGGCAAGAGTGCTACCTTCCCAGTAACTGGAATTGCAAATGCTGTTTACCACACACCTGGTAAGAACATCATCCAGGAAGGTGGATCAAGTTCCACTTATCTGAGTGACATCGCCAAGACTGAAAAGATCATCACCATTGATGACCTGCTCGTTTCTTCCACGATGCTCTACAACTTGGATGACATGAAGAATCACTACGACATCCGTAGTATCTACGCTCGTGAGTTGGCGAAAGCCCTTGCTGTACGTTACGATACTGCTGTATGTAAGGTGATGATTGCTGCCGCTCGTGCAAGTGCTAACCTCACCCAGACTAACAAGACTGGTGGACAGGTTGACATTCCTAACGGCGACATCTCTGCACCTGGCACTACTGGTACGAAAGCTTCTTATGATGCTCAAAACCTCATCGAAGCATTCTACGTTGCGGCTGAACAACTCGACAACAACGATGTTGACGAAGACGGACGTTTCGCAGTTCTCGCACCAAACGATTACTACTCACTGATTACTGGTGAAAATGGTTCTGGCATGAGCCTTGTCTCTGCTGTAAACATGGACATCGGTGGAAGTGGTAGCCTTAGTTCTGGTAAAGTGTACGAGATTGCTGGAATTAAAATCTTCAAATCCACTCACATCCCAACCACGAATATGGATTCTGGTGCATCTGGTACTGCTACCGATGACTCCAACTCCAACAATGACGTGTTTGGTGCAGGTGGTAATGGTTACGATGGTGACTTCCGCAATACGGTAGGTCTCATCGGTCATACATCTGCTGTTGGTACTGTTCAACTCATGGACTTGGCAACTGAGTCTGAGTACAAACCTGAGTATCAAGGCACTTTGTTCCTTGCAAAATACGCTCTTGGTCACGGCATCCTTCGTCCTGAAGCAATGCTTGAACTCGTAGCATAACCTTCCTTCTGGTTCGGGGCCAGTGGGCATTCCTTTGTCCATAGTTAGCCTGCTGGCCCCCTTACCAGACTGATACCATGTCTCTTACATTATCAACTAAACTCGAAGCCGTTAATGAGATATTAGGGGCAATTGGTGAAGCACCAGTAAACACACTGAATGCGGGATCAGGAAAACCCATTCAAGCAGTACAGGCAGAAACACTGCTCGACAATACCAGTAGGGAAATACAATCAAAGGGTTGGCACTTCAATAGCGAGAAGAAATACACGCTAACCAGGGCAAACGACAATACGATCACCGTACCGAGCAATACGCTCCAGGTAGACACTGAGGTAGGTAAGTATATCGACATTGACATCGTGCAGCGTGGCACAAGCCTGTACGACAAGAAGAACCATCGCAGTACATTTACGCAGGATTTGGAAGTAGACATCGTATTCCTGCTAGACTTCACAGAACTGCCAGAACAATTCAGGCAATGGATTACTATACGTGCAGCACGTAAGATGGCAGCAAGATTCGTCGGAAGTGGCGAGATTGAAGTCTTTACGTTACGGGATGAAATGGAAGCGAAGGCAATGGCAAGACGCAGCAATGCCAAGAATGCTGACCATACTATATTTGACAACGAACTGTCCACCATTACGCTTCGCAGATAATGCCACTCGTAAACACCAGCACACCCAATCTGGCTCAAGGTGTATCGCAACAACCTGATAACCTTAGATTTGCTGGACAGCACGAGGCTCAAGAGAATATGCTTAGTAGCGTGGTCGATGGACTACGCAAACGACCATTCACAGAATTTGTAGGGGAGTTAGGCGATGGTGACTTAGACCCCAATAGCTTTGTCCACCTGATTAACAGGGACTCCAGTAATCGGCATCTGTTGGTGATTGAGCCAAGCAGCAATGCACCCAAGATTTACGACACAGTAGATGGAAGTGTAATAGATGTTTACAATGCTGCTACTGGAACCACTGCACCTACCATTTCGTATGTCAATA